AGGTTTTTGTTGGAGTTACTGTGGTTTTTTGTGTTTTAGTTGGAGTTGGAGTAACCTCATCAACACATACGGAACAATCTGATTTAATTTTTAAATTTGACTTAATTGACGACAGACTATTTTTGTTATTATTAATATTTATATTTTCTATACTAACATTAATTTTTTGTTTATTTTGTTTTACTAATTTTGTAATTATCGGTTTATGCTCACAAAAACAATTTCTTTTAATTATTTTTAAATTATCAACAACAGAAAATGGAGATACTGAGGTTATAATGCTTGGTATTCCTTCACTACTTCCTGGCGATACTTCCTCATAACCAAAATCAACTAAAGTTTTAATACTTAAAAGAGATAATATTGAAATTTTTCCAGAGAATGTTGATGGCACCATTAATTCGTTTGAGAACCCATAATATGATTGCTCATTACCCAATGGAGATCTATACTCTTCAGGCCAATGACCATCATCATCAGGACTCAATGGTATTTTTGTTCTAGTTAAAGATGTTATAGAATTATATGCATTTTTAGCATTGATGTATGTATTTCCATTTAATAGACTGTTAACAGGGGGTTCTACGCCCGTCCTTAGCGCCACCTCTGGTTGCCAAAATACCCCAATCCCTAAAGCATGACCAAGCTCATGAGTTAATGTCTCTACCCAATCTTTTCCACTAAACTGACTACTAAAAGCTTCATTAATAACTAATTGAAATGTTGCTGAATTGCACTTAGTTCCAAGTTTATCATCTAAATCATATGCGTCAATAGGTCCGCATGAAGCTATGGTGATCGACATTGGTTCATTGATCATGTTAAATTTAGTTAAATCTAAAGACAATCCGTTCCATACTCTCTGTCTTGACTTAGCTTGATCTTTTTTTATCTCGTCATATATCTCTGTATTATATTTTATATATTTAGTCCACCGATCCGCAGCTAGATTTAAATAGCCTCGGTATGGTTGTGGCACAGATAGCCAAGAAGACTTGTCAAAAAGAGGTTGAGCTGACGTTGCTCCCTCAGTAGATGTGAGTGTTGGTGTTAAACTTTCAGTAGGAGTTGGTGTTGGAGTATCTCTCTTTGTAGGTGTTAGCGTTAAACTTTCGGTTGGTGTGGGCGTTAAACTTTCGGTTGGAGTCGGAGTCGGAGTATCTCCACTTGTAGGCGTGGGCGTTGGCGTTAACCCTTCTGTTAACGTTGGCGTTGGTGTCTCTGTGAGCGTGGGAGTTAAACTCTCGGTTGGCGTGGGAGTTGGAGTATCTCCTCTTGTTGAAGTTGGCGTTTTAGTTTTTGTTGGCGTTGGAGTCGAGCAGGGATTAGAGTCTAATTCTGATATTAAATAGCTAGACCATGGACATAACCTAAGTCCTGGAAGAAATGCTCCACCGGCTTCAGATAGATGCTCTTCTGTGTAAGTAAAAGTTGCATCACAAACTTCCATGGCATTTTCAAAAAAATCGATTGTGCTCGGATCATAATAAAAACTATAGTTTGGATTATAACAAACTGGTTCTTTAATTATTAGTCCTGTTATATGTAAAGGTTGCGATGTTCCATTTATTTGAGATCTTGCTTGATTAATCTTTTCTTGATCAATCAGTTTTATTACAAAGTTATGATTAAAACCATCTGAGACTTTAAAATAAGCTATAACTGTCGCATTCGTTGGTGTAGGGGTTTTTGTTGGCGTCGATGTAACCCCATCAACACATTCTGAACAATCAGATTGTATCTTTATATTATCTTTAAAAGACAAAATTCTATTATGTTTTATAGACAGTACTGAATTATTAGTTCTTTCCTCTGATTTATCCTGCATGTTATAAAACTTTCGCAGCTATTAAGCATCCTTTACTTACTGAATGCAATGGGTCTGAAGCATGCTTGACTACTTTAATTGGAAGAGGAAAATTATTTTCAACAATTTTTTTGGAAAACTGCTCTATATATCCCTTAGCTTGTGATGTGCCACCAGCGACTACTATTGTTAAAGGATTCTTAAATTTTGGCAAAGATTTATGATTAGATAGCGCGGAGCTTAATTGTTTTGTAGTATAGTCTATTAATCTTTCGTAATACGATGACACAGCAGAGAGAACTGGATTATTATTGTGTTCGCCAATTATAAATCCACCACCTTCTTTTTCAGCTTGAACAACACTATCTTTTTCACCAGTTGCTACAGATGCCATTCTATCAACCCAGTCTCCAGATTTAGTAGTACTAAATACTACCGTAGGCTCACCATTAAGCATTACACAAACATTAGTCATTCCTGCTCCACAAGATATAGCTATTCCGGTATAGTCTTCATCTCCTAATTCTGCATAGCACAGAGCTTCTGCTTCATTAATTGCTTTAGCGTCATATCCACATTCTCCTAGAATAGCTTTGACTACATCCTCATGATATCCAATATCAAAATCCTCATCTTCTTGATCAACAGGTTGTGCTGGTACACAGAACACTAGTTTTTCATTTTTTTCTGATGCTTTACCGACTACTTCTTTTAAAATGAACGCAAGCACACGCTTTGCGTCTTTTTCTTTGGCAGACACAACTCCTTTACTCATTGGTCTTTTTGCATTATCATTACGTTCAATAGCTTTTTCAATAGCATCTTTACCTAAAATAATAAATGATCCATCGGCATCTTTGATAAAAACTTTTCCAGACAATCCTTTTTCTATCATTTTTGTTGCTACTGGTGTTGTTGGTCTGATTATATAAAAAGCGTCCCTGAAATCGGTGTATTCTATGCTAGAATTTTCATTTGTTGCTAATACTATAAAACTAGTTCCTACATCTAGACCTTTAGACATAAAATTTCTCCTACATATATTGATAATATAATTTTAATACACCTTTCAAAGTTTTATTATGAAATCATGGGATTGTTTTGACACTATTGTTAGCCGTATTCTTTATAACTGAAAGCAACACTATGAACTCATGGGATTGTTTTGATACATTAATAGCAAGAAATTATAAAACTCCAATATCTATATTTAATATAATTTCAAATAAAATTAATGATCCAACTTTTGTAGATAAAAGAATTGCAGCAGAAAAATTTTCTTTAAAAAAAACATATTTAGATATATATAAACTATTACCTGAATACGATCCACAAATAGAACTCGATGTTGAAAAAGAATATAGTTTTCCAATTTTAGAAAACTTTAATAGAGTCAAAGATGGAGATATTATCATATCAGATATGTATCTTTCTTCTGATCAAATTTTAGATTTATTACAATATCATGGATTTAATAAAGATGTTGAAATTTTTGTAACATATAATGGAAAACATAGTGGACATTCGTGGAATTATTTAAAAAATAAATATCCAAATGTACAATATCATTTTGGAGATAATATGCATTCTGATATAATTAATGCTAGACAGCATGGAATTGAAAGCGTATTTTCTGCCGCTAGTTTATTTACTCCAGAAGAAAATTTTATTGCAAAAAACGATTTTGCATTAGCTACATTAATGAGAAGATTAAGATTATCTAATCCATATTTTAGACCAAAATCTTTATATATACATAAGCATGGATCATTTCAAAATATTGCTGGTCATTTGTGGATAGAAGAAATTAATGGACATATAAACCATTTTAAAATGCACTCAGTATCATCAGATCATTTTACTTTAATAAGATCTAATGTTACTATTTTTGTCAAAATTTATTTTAATGGTCAAAGTTTTTATAGTCAGAATTTAGAAGATAATTATATGCCTTTATACGAAGGGTCATGGAAAGAAGATGAAATAAATTATACTAAAGAATTCCAAAGGCTATTATGGATAGATCAATCCCAATTTAATTTGCCTATTTTATGTTTAGTCTCATCTTTATTGCCTAAAAATAAAAAAATTGTGTTTTCTCAACGAGATTGTTTTTATTTGTATACAATATTTAAACATATGTTCCCAAAAATAAATTGTTGTATGCTAGATGTATCTAGAAATGGATATTACAATCCATATAATTTTAGTTATATTGATTATATTAAAGAAACTACTAAAAATAGTCTAGTAGTTGATTCTCATGGAAGTGGTGCGTCGGCAAATACTTTTTTTAAAAACAATGGTATCCCATTCGAGCTGTATCACATATGTAAACATCCTGTTAGAAAAAATCAAATAGATAATAATATACTTTCATCGAGTCATATTTGTAAAAATAAATTTCTCTGTTGCGGAAGATTTTTAGAACAATATAATGTCAATTATCTTGGACCATTAAGTAATTGGCATAATGGTCCCATACGAGATGAACCAGAACATGATAAAGTTGCTTGCGAAACAATATCTGAATGTATACATAGCGTGTGCAAATATATAAATTACTATACCATTAGTAATAATCCACAACTAATACCTCATTTGCTTAATAAACTTCAACATACATTTACACAACAGTTTATTAAGACAATAGGAGCATAAATGTTATATATAAATAATTATTTTATAGAAAATCAAATAATTGCTAATAAATTAAGTAGACCGGCGCTACAGCCGTATTTAAAAGTTTCATATTCTCAATTATATGAAGATATAATAATTGAATCTTTAATACTAAGTATATGTAAAAATCATAATTTAGATATAAATAATTTTTCTTATATAGACATAGGAGCAAATCATTCTATTAGTACTAATAATACATATTTATTTTATGAGAGATATAATATGGACGGAATTTTAGTTGACGCTAATCCTCTGTTATGCGATGAATTATCTTCTTTTAGATCAAGAGATCATGTCATTAATGCTATTGTTTCGGATAGTAATGAAAAAGAATCTATTTTTTATATTAGTGATAAACATGAAATCAGTTCTTTATCAAAAGATTTTATAATTTCATGGAATAATGGAATGGCTAAAGTTCTAAAAGAAATTATTGTTCCAAATTTTAAAATAAATGATATACTAGCCATGTCTAATAAAAAATTAGCTATTCTAAGTATAGATGTAGAAGGTTTGGATAAAGAAATCTTAAGTGATATCGATTTTTCTAAATACAGACCAATGGTTATCGTTATAGAGCCTAGTGATTTTTTTATTAAAGATAATACAAACAATATTATTGACATAATGAATAATAATAACTATACTTTAATATCTATAACAGATGTTAATTTAATTTTTAAAACTAATATTATTTAAGTGGAACAATTCCAAATCTATCTAGTATTGGTTTTAATGTTCCGGTTTGTCTGTCGATATTCAGAAACAAAGCCCCAGCTAAAACTTTATCTATCTGATCATGAAAAGTCTTAAGTGGATGATCCCCTATTACAATAACGTCTTTTCCTAAAACTGCTGACTCATACAGAGTGGTTGATGTTAAACCAACAATAAACATTGCCTTTGATGCTAAGTGCATGAAATCACAATTTGCATCAGCAATAGAAAGATTATAATGTTTAATATTTTTATTTAAAGAATTATAAAAAGCTGGGATATCTGTACCGGCTTTAGGATGTGGTTTTAATATAATTTTATTATTTGGATACATCAATAATAAATCTTCAATAAAATCATTCATATTTTTATATTTACTATAGTATAGTACTTGAGCATCATTATTTAGTTGCATTGGAACGAGAATATATTCATGATTTTCTATAGTATATATTTTTTGTAATTGTTCTCTTTTTTCGTATAGCCTATTCATATCTCTGTCTTCTATCCAATCTAAATTAGAATTTAGTATAGAATCACCACAAAAACCACAAGGATCAATAAAAAAATTTTCATTTTGAGGCAACATTCCCCATTCTATATAAATTTTTGGTATTCCTTTAGCTTCACATAATCTAGTAACTAATGGGCCATAGCACTGGTTCCCTCCCCATATAACCATAAAATTAGCATATTTAGCTGTGTTGGCAAACGCCGCAAATGACCTATTAGGAGATTCTAGGTTTCTAGCTACTATTTTTTTTATGCCTTCATGTTGAAATGTTAAATTATATTCTTTAGCTAAATTTTTAATTAAGTTTAATTCTGTTGGTTGTAAATATCCATAATGTACTAAAGTATTATTTAGCATAGTAATTCTTGACGAGAGGAATAAACATTATTATTATGGAATAAAAGGTGTTAAATGGCATTAAACCAAAAATATGGAAAAATTTGGGGTAATACTCAAGAAATTTTTAACATGAACAGCATTTCTATACACCGTATAGAAATTCTAAAAGGAGGACAATGCTCTAAGCATTATCATGAATCTAAATATAATATGTTTTTTGTAGAAAAAGGACAAATTAAAATAGACATTTGGCAAAAGGATTACGATCTAGTCGATTCTACTATTCTAATAGATCAACAATCTACAATAGTTAAACCTGGATTATTACATAGATTTACTGGTTTGGAACAAAGCATATGTTATGAAATATATTATACAAAACTAGAAGAAAATGATATTATTCGCCAGGACATTGGAAAATTAATATCAAATATATAAATTATATTTTTAATCATATATTTTAATTTTAATATTATTATAGGATAATAAAAATTCTTCACAATTTAAAAAATTATCTTCTATATTTAGTAAATAATTTTCTTTTTTTAATATAGATTCATCTTTAAAGTTCCAAATAAAATCAGGATATACATTTTTAATTGTTTCGTATATATAATTTATTTTATTATTAGACTGATGAATATTTTCATAAGCCATCATTACATACTTCTTATTCATTTTTTGAATAAAATTGTTTAAAATATTTATAGTTTTATCTTTATATATATTATATTCTTCTTTATTCCAATTTATTTTTTCTAAATATTTACGCTCTGTTTGTAGAGAAGTCCATCTTTGACTGATGAAAGATTTTTTTTCACTAACAAAAGAATCTAATAAATTATTTCTATAATTAATAATTATATAATCAGATATATTTAATATATTTTCTAAAGATATATTATCTAAATGTTCTGGGAAAATTTTAAATACTAAATTGTTATTATTCTTATATACTAAATCTTGTATACTATATAATAGTTTAATGTTGTATGGTTTATTTTGTAAGATTTTATTTTTTATTTTGATGTATGTTGTAGGATCAATAAAAAAATTTTTAGGATTATAAATATTGCTAAAAACGTTTGTAATATTCCTATCTATATTATAGATACGATTTAAAATTTGAAAAAAGGTATAAATAAATATTAATGGATCTTTACTAAAAATTTCTTGTATACCAATTGTATTCTGTCCAGATAAAGTATCACACAACCAAGAAGAGCCTGTTCTTTGATAAGAAAGTATGCATATTGTTTTCATGTTATGGTTTTCTTAATACGATATAGTCTCCGTATACTCCTATAAAATCATATCTATATATTTTTTGTAAATTGTTTGCATGATTTTCCACATCTTTAAATCTTAATTTATGATCAATAGGTAAATATGTTCTATAATCATGTAATAATATGTATCCTTTATTTTTTAGCTTATTTGTCCAAAAACCAATATTATCTGCTAATATTTCTCCAGAATGTGTGCCGTCTTCAATATAAATATCAATAGTATCAGACCAATTAGCAAAATCAATCGGACTTTTTCCATGTAAAAAAGTAATATTTTTATATGAATTAATGTTTTGCACTAATTTCAAATCTCTTTTTTGTTTAGTTCCACTAGATGCTGAATCTATCATTTGTTTTTGGTTCGGATTCCACAAATAAGAATCATATTGATCTATTGTAGTTATATTGATATTTGGATTTGCATGAGCCATAATGGCCGCGCAGCCACCTAAGAATGTTCCTATCTCTACTATAGACGTATTTGCTTGTAAAGATTTTGCAAAATGATGCAAAAATAGCTTCTCTAATGGTCTTAATAGTGCATATTTATGATTAGGAGATAACTCAGAAAAATCTAGAATATCATCATTCATAATAATTTTATCCTATAAAGGTTTATCAAAATATTCTGAATACTTTGGATCGTTTTCTATTGGCCAATATTCATTGTTTGGTCTTTTTGTCCATCTTTCTAGATAATTCTCATGCGCTTTAAACTGTGCAAAATTTCTTTTAATAATATATGCTGGAGATGAATGAAACCAACTGACTACTGCTGACCTATCAAAATTTGCTCCAATGAATGCATGATAACTATTATAACCTATTTCAAATATAAATAATCTATTATTTTTGGGCTCTATTACATCTATTAGCTTACCGTTGTATGCATCATAAATTCCTGTACCACCACCTGTAACTGATACATGATCGTCATTATTTAAATAATACAATAATGCTATGCTTCTAATCATTTTTACACTATTTGGATTAGCATTACTATCGTCAGTGTAGTAAACTCCTCCGCCACAAGTTATAAAATCTTGATCATCATTTGTGATAGGAAATGAACAAATATTTACATCTCTGTGTATAAATCCGCTTTTAGATGGAGCTTTATGGAAGTGAGCGGATGGAGATATGTATGGTGACGTTTCAATATTAAAAGATTTTTCTATAAATTTTTGTAAATCTTTTGATGCAAAAAAATCATAACCATCAACTAGATCTTTTATTCCTAAACCAGCTATATAGCCTTCATAATTACTGGTTGCTCCTGGTTGATCTTTATATGGTTTTGTGCGAGCTATAAACTCTGGAAATTTTTTACATAAATTGTCATATATCTGTTTATTAAATAAATTATCAATAATTATATAATTAAATGGTTTATTGTATTGATTAATAGTAATATATTTTGATTCATATGCATGTACTTTGTATTCTTGAATAGCTGATTGAATATCCATGCCATCTCCATTAATATGTATTGTTTTAGTTTGACATAAATTATTTGTATTATTTATGATATTATATAAATTTTTAGTAAAATCTCTAACTGGAATATAAAATTTACTTTTTGTTACTGGCAAATTATTGTGTTTCCAATAAATTATTTCATTTTTTTCATAAAATCTGTTTGTGTAGTCATGCTTTCCATATAGAACACAAGGTCTAATGATATTAAAATTTTTTAATTTTTCCTTCAGGATATATTCTTCTAAAGCTTTTTTATTTTTACAGTATGAGTGTAGCCAATGATTTTCATCTGACAATGCAACGCTATCATGTACGCATAAAGTAGAAAGAATAATATAATATTTATAATTAACATATTGTAATATATTTGCTAATTGATTAGGATTATAACAACTAAAATCTATTATTAGATCAAAGTTTTTATTTAATAATTTTGAGCATTGTTTATTATCATTTCTATCTATGCATATTTTTTTAATATCCGTAAACAGTATTGGGTTTGTAATTCCTCTATTAAGTATTGTAATATCATAATCGTTTTTATTTTCAGATAAAAATTCTAAAAAATCTCTACCTATCATCTGAGTGCCACCAAGCACCAATATTGTTTTTATCATATCTTGATATTTTATTTTTTATCTTTCATGTTTTTTAATTTATCTATTGAGGATTCTATATTATCATTAGAGATTTTAGTTTCACCAAGATTATTATATTTTTTTTCCATGCCAGATGTCGTAATATCTGTAACAAACTTTCTCTCATCAATAATAACTTTATTTATTATTTTGTCATCAGATACTGACTGGTTTTTGCTAAAAAAAGAAGTTGGCTGACTCTTCATAATGGTCTGACTACTGGTTAATCGACCAATAGTATATCCCAAAAAGAAAAATACTATATCCAATAGTATTAATATAATCAATAATATATGCATTGTATCTTCCATAAGCATCCTCTAGCGTAAGAATACACCTCTGTATAAATAAAAAAGGGGCCAAAAGACCCCTTTAATATCTTAACATCAAATGGTTAAGCAAAGAATTATCAGAGTTGTGAACCTAAAATTCTTCCTTTTTGGGTTCTAATAACATACCCTCTCCTGACTAAAAATGGCTCTATACTGTTTTCAATAGTTTCGATAGCAATTCCTGTCATTGACGATATTGCTTTTAATCCAAGTGGAGATCCTTTGCTTTTTTTCAAAATATCAATATATAGTCTATCATACATATCAAGACCATTATGATCTATACCCTGAACATTAAAGATCTCATCCACAGAAATTACCTGATTAGGATTACAGGATATATAGTTTTTGTACCACTGCAATCTTGCATTTAAGATTCTTGGGGTTCCTTTGCTTCTTTTAGCAATCTCTAAGAGGTCTGAGTCCTCTATGACTATCCCTAGTTTAGACGAATTCAATCTTGCTAGTTTAGCTAAATCATCTGTATTGTAAAAAGACAAATGTTCTTTAATGCAGAACCGATCATAGAATGGTTGACTTAAACTTCCGCCGCTAGTTGTTGCTCCAACCACAGTAAATACGGGCAGATCAATAGTTTCTGGAACATCTTTATCCTCATCATTTTTAACTGTAATATTAAGAACAAAATCTTCCATTATCGGATATAGAAATTCTTCTACAATTTTGGGCAATCTGTGGATTTCATCAATAAATAAAACTGATCTTGGCTCAATACCCATAATATATGGAAGTATATTTTTGATGCTTCGTATATTGGCTGCGTTGGTAGTATAAAGGTTTACTCCCAACTCGTTTGCTATGGCACTCGCTATGGTGGTCTTGCCAAGGCCAGGAGGCCCGTCTATTAAAACGTGAGGCATCACAGCACCTGTGTTTTTACAGCCCCTCACAGAGACTCGCAGACGCTCTTTAACACTATCCTGTCCAATGATTTCATCAAACGTTGATGGTCGAATACCTTTAGCCATTTTTTTCTCCAAAAGTTTTTAAAGCGTTTTTAATTAAAAATCCAATATCATCAGTCTTGAAAGAATCATATGATTGTTTAATCAATTCTTTAGACTCATCCAAATCAAACCCATAGGCAGACAGAATCTTAGCACAATTGTTCAATAGATCAACAGGAATATTATCGACAATATCTTTTGTGATCTTGCGTTTCTTGGTTGGCTTTTCATAAATTATTTTAATGTTTTTTATCTGTTTTGGTTTAAAAACTAAGCCACACTCACAGACTATCTTAAAATTCTTAACTTGAGTTTGTCTTATAAATAACCAATGTTCATTATCACAATTCTCACATGGACACTTATACTTAAATGAAGCGTCAACTTCAATCGGTTTCTGGCTCTTCAAGTTTGTTTTTATCATTATCTTTTATCCAAAAAATAAAATCATTTGATTCAGAATCGTATGCTGTCTCTACCAATCCTTTGTTTACCAATCCATTTAATATATTGCTTGTCATTCTGTCATTAAGAGAATATATTATTTTCATAAACGAGCTATCGTTTACTAAATATCTAATTTTTTTAGTAGTTTTGTGTTTTTCTTTTTTTAAGAAACCTATTACTATAGTTAGTGACTCATCATAAGATAATACTTTATCAAGTTCTTCTTTATCTCTATCTGATACAGACATTAAAAAATCTTGTTGATCATCTTCTTTGGTATTTGATCCAAAAGAATTAAATACTAATGCTCTGGTTGACTCTATAAATCCTTCAAAGTCTTTTATTACAAACCAGTCATCATTTATAGAACTCATAATATTTCCTAATTAAGTATTTCAAATAATCCTTCATAGTATCTAGGCTGGCTAACAATATGCCTAGCGTGACTTTGTAAATGTAATTCATATTCTTTCTGTAATTTGTTATAGATAAAATATTTTATTTTCCATATTCCTTCATTCCAATAGTTGTTCCCCAAGTACAGGGACTTTTTATCATCCGCTGTACTGGAGAGCCAACTACTCACAGGTAACGAAATCGGCTTGAATCCTTCTGGCAGAACTGAAGGACTATAATTAAATAAGTTCTCTATTCCATCAAGTTTGTTAAAATTTACGCCCTTAAACAGATTGTCCATATACTTTTTGAGCCACTCAGTATCTATCTGAAAATAGAATTTATATGGGTCATCGTTGTGTTCTGGATCGTCTTGACTATTCATAGTTTGTCTAAACTCTTTCAGACCATCTTGGTCCAGTATTATCAACTACTTGAGGTCGAGTTGGTTTACGTCCACGTTTACCTTCATATCCTAATCGTTTCATAATATTACCAACTGTTTGACCACTAACATACCATATTGTATTCTCAAACTTACCTTCTCTTAGAAATTTAGCCATGTCCCAATTGTTACTGGTTTTTTGAACTAATACGATAAAATCTTTTTTAGAAGATTCATTATCTAGTAAATGCTGTAATAGTTTATTTGTGTGTCTTCCCATAATTTATTCCTCCTATTCCAGATACAATCGGGGGACACAACAAGCATCCCCCGACTGATCCGGTTTTAATCAGCCCACACAAAACTTATCGCTAATCTGGTTTGCCAAGTCTCTGGCAGCACCAGAAAGGAATCGGTTATTGCTGAAATACAACGCCGTAGACGCTTGGTTGAGGTACTCGACCACCGTTTTTAAAAGTTTGGCCTGCTCCCCAGTGAGAACTAAACCAGCACCAGCGGGACCACCAAGATCATCCGTACTAGTATGATTAACTGGCATAAGATCACCATAAACTTTTTCATAAGGATTAGTGTTATCCAGTTTAATATTGTCAAAATTAACATTGGACTTACAACAGCCTTTATTCTGATTACGTCCTGCCCAAATATCATTCATCTTATCTAATGAAATGCTAACACTATTTTTTTGACCACAATAATCAGCACTACTGTTATTATAAACAGCCTTCTGGTTATTGAGTGTATTCAAAATCTTTTGAGCAGCATCAACGGTCACTGGAAGTCCAGTAGAGTCAGAATTCTTGTAGGTTTTCCTCCACTGTTCAAACCAAGCATCACTAGTAGCATTAGGAACAATCGTTACTGTTGCTGGTTGACCATTTAATGCAGAGATTAGCTCCTTCACATTAATACTATGACCAGTTGAGCCGGTCAGAATACTGGTAAAGTAAGGAGCCTTCTTTTCCCAGCACTTACGCCACCAAGTATAAGGAACTCGGTAAATCTGGTTGATCTTGATGGCTCGTGCATCTCCACCAAAGTAATTTACAAGTTTCTTCTGAATACCATTCCAATTGGTTTTATTAAGAAGAGTTCGACTCCCATCATCCAGAATCCAATACATCTGATAGCCATTACGAGTATCAACTACCCAACTTGGCTTAACAGCAAAGTTATTGATCTTATCAAGTGCATCTTGCTTAAACTTCATAACCTCTTTGCTAGGCAGGTAGTTGCCGCTAGAATCTCGTCCAGCATCAATATCCACAAAGCAACAACTGATGGTATTAATAGCATACTGCTTGCGTCCTCCGTTAACATAGAAGTAAGCATCAGAGTTGCCATTCTCGTTAGCATCATGCACTTCATTTAGATTGCTGGTATGCCTCATACTGCTAATCTTTCTACGAGGATCTCCATTGTAGCAAAAAATATGACCAGCAGTTAGATTAAAAGAATCTAGAAACTGCTTTTGAATTCGACTCCAAGAATTAGCATGACGCTTTCCAATGTTGCTGTTAGTCTTGTCATATGGATTAAAACCAAGTTCCATCTTAAACATATTTCACCGTTACCTGTAATTGTAAACAACCTCAAAAATAGCCGGGACAGTAAACGCTACTATCATGATCGGCAAAAAGGAAGCAGGGAATCGAACCCTAAGACTTAGCACTAACTAGTCCAGTCCCCAGACTATTCCTTTGATTTTTAATCAACCAGGATAAGAGTTATCGTACTCGTCATCCTCATCATCTTCGTCATAATATGCCTCCTCGGCATCTTCATCGTCCTCATCATTCCATCCCCAATCATAATCATTATCGTAATCCTCATCCTCATCCTCATCCTCA